GTTAAGAATGTTGGACCTCATTGCACAACAGAAGAGATGACTAAGCAGGCTCTTATCCTCCCGCTTCTCAGTATTCTCGGGTTTAATCCTTTTGATCCTATTATGGTAAAGGCCGAGTTTGGCGCGGATCTCCAGGGGGTAAAGTGCAGCGAGCGTGTTGATTACGCTCTTTTCTCTAACGGCCAACCGGTTATGTTTATTGAGGCAAAGCCTTACATTGAAAAGGCCATAAATCATACAAGCCAACTTGCTCGCTATTTCAATGCCACGCCTGGTGTGACTATTGGTGCAATATCAAACGGAAGGGAATGGCATTTCTTTACCGATCTAAAGCGGCAAAATGTTATGGATAGCCAACCATTCTTGATTGTCGATTTTTTAAATTTGTCAGATACTGATGCCGAAAAGCTTTACCGGTTTAGGCATGATCAATTCCATCCGGAATTGCTCCGCACGTTTGCGGAAGATAGAATGTACCTTGGTATTTTCCAAAGTGTTATAGAGTTAATGCTTCGCGAGGTGGACTCCGAGTTTGTCCGTTTGGTTGCCATGAGGGCCAACCTTGCTCCAAAATTGACCGCGAAATTTCTAGAATCTATCACTCCCCTTGTCAAACAATCTGTTGCTGAAACTATGGGAAAAATGGTGGTGTCTGGCTTGAGTTCACCTTCTCCCGCGGTTATGCCTTCAGCCCCTGCAGTGTCGGCTGATGATGAAGATCTTGTCGATCCCAGCAACCCTAAAATACTTACAACTAGTGCTGAGCGAAAGATTCTTTATTTGACTAAAGAAATGTTAAACGGATTGGTTGACCAGGACGACATTATTGGGAAAGACACTGAATCGTACTATACAGTCCTGTACCAGGGAAAAAGTAATAGATGGATACTTCGATATCATGGTGACCGGCAAAACCCCAGGGTTAACTTTATCTTTAATCTGAGCGAACATGACCAGGAGTATGTAAGGATGTCGGGCTTAGAGATTGGTAGCGGTAATTCAGTGCTCCTTACAAAACCTGAACAAATAATGAAACTCTCATCGCTTCTTTTTAAGGCTCTACAGTTTTGTAAAGATGATGAGAATTTCAAGAAAAAAGGTACGGTATCGGACCAAACCGATCAGGGGACATACGCCCAGGTGTAAGACGAAATGTCAATCCGTCCCTATAAAGACAAAACCGGCCAGATCGTCCCCGGCAAATACATCCTTGACTTCTACCCCTTGGGACGCAAGGGAAAGCAGGTCAGGCAGATAGTCAGCAACGTCACCGAAGCTCAGGCCCAAACCCTTGAGCTGACCATGCGGCGCAAATACAGCAACGCGCCCATGCGCCACGATCCCATGGTCATCGACGTCTGGCCCGACTGGCTGAAAAGCTGCGCCCGGGAGTATGCCGCCAGTACCATGAAAGACATCGAGTGGGCCGCGCTCAAGCTGCTCGAACACTTCGGCCGGTGGCACCTGTCCCGCCTGGTGCTGCCCCTGTTCGAGCAATACATGGACAAACGCCGCCTGCAGACCTGGCGGCCGCCGATCAAAAACCCAAATCCGGAAAAAACCTACTCCCCCGGCAAACCGGTCAGTAAGTCCCGCATCAATACCGAACTGAAATACTTTGGCTTGTTTCTCAAATATTGTCGGGAAAAAGGACACATGCTGCCTCTGCAATTCGACCTTCCTAAATTCCGCCGGCTGCCGAAAAAAGAAAAGATCCTGCCGTCCCTTGACGAGGTAGATAAACTGCTGGTTGAATGCCACGCCGATGCCAAACTGGCCGTCATGCTGTACCACGATGCGGGGCTGCGCCGGGGAGAAGGCCTTGACCTGAAAGCGGAAGACGTGCTCCTGGACGACCGGGTCATGTCAATAATAGGGAAGGGGAACAAACAACGCTTTGTCATCATCAAAAGCAACCGGCTGCACGCCGCCCTGACGGAACGGGTCGAAAAGATAAAGGTCGGCTACCTGATGCGAAACCCCCGCAAAACGGTACCGACCCCATACAAAGACCTCCGGAAAGCAATCGAAGCAGCCGCCGAACGCGCCGGCATCAGCAAGAACATCTTCAACCACCTCTTCCGCCACGCCCACACCACCAGATCCCTCGAAGCCGGCGAAGACCTGGAAGTAGTCCGGATCAACCAGGGGCACGAAGACATTTCCACCACTCAGCTGTATTTGCACACAAAACTGGAACACCGCATCCGCGAGGCAAAAAAGTTCGAGGAGTACCTTCGTTCAACCAAGCAACACAAAACCGAGCAACCCACCGAAATCAAATAGCTTTCAGCAGATAGCCTGAGTCCTGGGGGTCTAGTGGTCGCTGGTTCGAATCCAGTCGCCCCGACCATTTATCAAGGGTTTACAGATCATTCTGTAAACCCTTTTTAGTTGTTCGATGCTTACAAATGCTTACATCTGGTTTTTGTGTCACCAGTTCCGGTAGATCAATTCCTGCCTGTCTTTGCCGGTACCGGCGCCGCCGATGGTGTAATCGATCTTGACAGTGTCCATCTTGAAGCCGGCAAACGTCTTTCTCATCACCGGGTGGTCGTTGATAGTGAGGATGGCGCTGCCCTTCATGTTGCGCATCGCCTCGGCGATCCGCTCGTATTCCTCCAGCTCGAACGGTACCCCGTAACCTTCCGTCTCGTAGTACGGCGGATCCAGGAAGTGGAGCGTGTATTCCCGGTCGTAACGCTTCAGGCATTCCGCCCATGGGAGGTTCTCGATCCACACCCGGGCGAGCCGGAGGTGTGCCTGGCTCAGATCCTCCTCGATGCGGAGTATGTTGAACCGTGGTGGTGAGCTGGGGGAGATGCCGAACGTGCGGCTGCTTACCTTGCTGCCGAAAGCCAGCTTTTGCAGGTACAGGAAACGTGCTGCCCGCTGGATGTCCGTCAGGACCTCCGGGGGAGTCCCTTTGTGCCACTCGAACACCTGGCGGCTGGCCAGTGCGTATTTGAACTGCCGAATGAATTCTTCCAAGTGGTTTTTAACGACCCTGTAAAGGTTGATTAAATCCACATTGACATCGTTCAGAACTTCCACCTCGGCCGGCTGCCGGAGGAAGAACATGCTTCCACCGCCGGCAAATTCCTCCACGTAACAGGTATGCGGTCGGCTATGGATCATGGGGAGTAAAACCTTTGCCAGACGGCGCTTGCCGCCCGGCCATGCAACCAAAGGATAATGCTTCATCGTGTGAGCCCTTTCATTTTTGTCGGGTTTGTGCTAGGCTCACCGCGCCGCGATCGTGGCGGGCGGCCTTGGCTTGGCTCACAGGCTTGCTCTGTGGGTTGGGTGGTCGGATCGTATGCCAGTACGGTCCGGCCGCCGCCTCAATTTGTTCCCTTAACCATGTTATAAAAAGGAGCATTTATGAACCGTCGTCAGTTATTGCCCCTCCTAATACTGCTTGCGACTTTTTTGAATGTAGGTTGTCACCCTGCACCAGTCCAAGTCTCCTTCGAAAAAGACCAGTTTGGCTGCCCAATTCCGCCACCGGATGTTTTTACACAGGCAGGCGTTGATTTTTCGTTTGCAAAATCAACCTACAAGGACCTGGTATTCGGAGGCGTTGATATCAAAACTAATCCTCAAGTTGTTACCTTGGCTAGCAAAGCGGTTACTGATTCAAGAATCAGAGACTTCATGCGTTGCCAGACGATACATCGGGATAAATTCTCCCCGGAACAAGCTGCACATATGGATATGTTCAATGGGTTTTTGACTACAAACCCAACTCCTGATCACGTCATCCAGTGGCAAAAAAATTACCAGTTCCCTAAAGGCAATTCAGAGCCCGAAGTGATTTTTGAAAAGATCAAAATGGGTGTGCCAGAAAAAGATATGTACCTGTCGGAAATCATGATGAAAATTGACTCAATATTTCCGGTTGCCAATCTTTATATTGCGGCAAAGTCGCCATCAATCATTATGATGACTGTCACCCCCCAAAGAACAGGGGCCGACTTTCGTGGCCTTTCCAGAACAGGCGAGAGCGGTGAACCACTAAACGGCATTGCTTTTACAAATATCCCAAGTGCCTTCGGAAAATATCTAATAAAAGTAACCACAAAGGCACTAGATAATATCGACTTGGAGTATAATTTCAATTAACCTTTACGTAAACTGCACCCACTGATACTCCGTCCCGTTGTAACAGCAGACCAGCCTCAGAAATACCGAGCTTACCTGTAATGTATTTGCATCGGCCGTACTTGATCGGAATGCATTGTTTACTGCACCAACAGTGGCTAGTGTTACGGTTGACCCTTTAGAATGTACGTTTATCTCACATCCCGTATAATCTGCACCTGGAGCAGGTAGGGTAAGATTTCCAGGGGACGAGTAGTTACAAAAGAAATGGCTGATGCCTATTTTTCGCGAAGACCCAAAACAGCCGTTGGTGGAGTCGATGTCGGCGGTGATATAGGTTGTGCTGTGCCGCAGGTCCGTTTCCCCAGTTGTATTAAATCGTACTGCGGGAATCCGGCTTATAGAATTCACCGGACATACCACTATTTCCGCATAACCAGGATGTGAAGTCTGACTCCAGGCCCCACCCGCATAACCGATAATGCCAGCTACAGACCAGGTATTGCCTTGGTTTATATCTGTTCTGTCATCTGCCGCTCCGGTAAGAAAAAATCCTAAGCGGTCTCCCGTAGTAGGTAGCGTGGCGTTTATGCTTCCTCCAACAATACCTGCCCCCCCAAGAGAGGAAGGAACCCCTGTATTAGTACATCTGAGCAGCCCAGTCTGCGCGCCTGTAATTTCAACTTTGTTAAGTGCGTAATTGTTTGCTCCTATCAATAGCCGATTATTGGTATCGTCCCAATATAAATCGGAGTCGGAAGAAAACCCACTTGACCCGTCTGAAAATTGAATTAAGCCCAAGGTCCCACTTGATGAACCGCTGCCGACTGACCCTGTCTCTCCTGCAATTGTCCAGTAGACGGTAGTGCCGTCGTCATACAATACCAAAATTAGAGCCTGCCCGTTCGTAAGTTGTAAAGATGTCTGCCCTGTAAGCTTTCGACCCATGATCACATTGCTTCCGCCCCTGTTTATGGTCAGAGTTCCCGATCCGTTTGCGCATGAAAACCCGAGCAGTTTTCCATGGTGGCCGCTATCTGGAGTTATCGACGGCAAGGTTACGGCGCGTGATGTGTCTGCTTCCGCCGACATTACGTATTTACCAAAGTCGCTGGTAGTTAATGTCACATCGCTAGAAAGGGTCATTGCCCCTGAAAACTTGAATTCGCCTGATCCTCCGGTAGCAGCTATGGTTATATCGTCGGCATTTTCGGTAACGGTGACATTGCTCCCGGATTTGATTTTTCTGAATTCAACCGTGCCATCATATTTCATGCGCTTGAAAATGCTGGACCCACTGCCAAGGTTCAGGCCAGAGAACTCACGCAGGACCGGAGCCGAGTAGAACCATTCTCCGCGATTTCCAGAAAGTTTTGCAGGCTCCAGCGTCGGGGATTGATACGAATACTGCACAAAAAACTGCATCAATTCATCAATAAAATCAGGACCAAAATCGGCGTGAGCCCCCGCTTCAACAAGATGTGAAAATGCCAGATTGTAAGCGGGTATCGATCCTATTACTTCATCGTAGTGCTTTGTATAATCGATGGTCGGATCAGCGTCACCATGGGCAATCCATAGTTTTCTTCCGTGCAGATAGGTATCGGCAATGGTGAGGTTGGGACTGTTCTTCACCCACTCAGTGGAATTGGTAGGGTACGCGCCGCCAAGAAAATCTCTGAGCACTGTGTCGGTTGGGTTGGCGGTCACCCTGTCAATATCCCACTGGATAACATCGGCTGGGGCTGCTGATGTCCCAAAGGCCGACCACCGTTGCGAGTTGTTTACCATCTCGTAAAGAGTTTTCCACCCCCCCATGCTCATTCCGTATAATCCCGGCTGGTAGTCATAAAGCCTGTACAGTTGGCGGATACTATCAACTGCCTCCTCAAGATGCTTATTCGGGTACAGGTCACGGTCCATCCAGGTTGGGCGATTAGGGGGGGTACGGGTATCCTTGCCGTTGATCCCCACAAGAATTAAATTATATGTTTCGGCTGCAGCATAATACGGGCTGTCTGTGTATAGAAATTGCGACCAATCGAAGCCGGCCCCGTGGAGAAGCACCAACCATTTCTGAGGCTTTCCTAGAACAAACGAAGCTGGTACATACACGCCGATACTGCTGGCTATACCGTCACTAAAGGTTATGTTGTGTGTGTTTAATCCAGTAGTTACAGGGGCTGTGCTGGTTCCTGGATTGCCAAAATGAATATGGTCACCGGCAGCGATGGTGCCGGAACTGGTCCCGACATCAAGGTGCAGTTTAATTTTTTGCCACCATGTGGGGCTGGAAGAAGGAGTGTGGCCTTGGTTGCCGTTCTGAAGGGAATAATAGATATCCTCACCGTCATATACTTGAGCATCTATTGCATAGGTGTCCTCGGCAGCGTAAACCACGGCATTCCCCGGCAAACCTCGGTCGCCCTTCGCACCGGCCGGCCCTACCGATGGAGCAATGAACGTTTCAACCTCTTCATTGATCTGATCAATCGCCTCGGTAACATACACGGCAAAATCCTGATCGTTCAGCCCGATCCGGCGATATCCCCTGGAGGTGAAATCCCATGACACCTCATAATCCACATCCGCCAGCGTTGCCCCGGCGTAGGGGGCGGTCAGGGTGCATTGCCTGGTTGCGTAGTTGACCTCTGCCACCTGATAGACCGCATTGGTGCCCCTGGGCTTGATCGTGACCTTGCGGCTGGTCGGGTCAGGGAAGTTAAGAGCATTCCAGCCGACGTCGGCATTGCCCTGAACGATTGCGGAGCCGCTGGTGAATGTGCATTTCCCGGTGATGGTCTGGGCCATGGTGTTACCTCGCTTGCTTATTCGCCTCTGGCGGCGTCGAAACTGTCAGGGGCCACGTACGGTACCAATTTCTGTAGGCGGGCGTTCTCCGCCTGCAGTTCGGCGATTCTGGCGTCTTTCTGCTGGGCTTCCTTCTGGGTCTGCATCATCGCCTCGATCTGCTGGTCTTTCTCGGCCAGCTGCTGGTGCGCCTGGGTGATCTGCTGGTTGAGTTCCAGGATCACGCGGCCATATTCGGCTACGGTGTCTGATGCGTGGATCTGTCTCTGTAGTTCCTTGATTTCCATGTGCTCTCCTTTATTGTGCTCCCACCTTTTCCCAGGTGGTGCTTCCCTTGTTGATGTACAGCACGCCGGCAGAGGTGACCCACAGGGCGCCGACGTCGGCGCTGTGCGTCGGGGCGGTCGCTGATGCGGAGGGGATCAGGCGGAGTGGAGCTTTGTCCAGGTACCAGACCCCACCTGAATTGAAATCGGCGCCCTGGCATAGCACGCCGTACCCCGGAGCCGATGTATCCTGTTGTGTGGCACCGTAGACACCTGCGGCTTTGCCGTACCCTTTCACGCCAAAAGAGTTGACGCTCTGCCCGAAAACCCCTTCGCCGCTTATCGATGTGCCACGAACACCGACACCAAACCGGGTGGCATAACCATAGACGCCAAAAGCGTCATAGGCTTCACCAACCACACCATGCCGGGTGGCGGCGGTGTCGGTGCTGTCGCCAAAAACGCCATAGGCAAGGGAGCCGCCGCCGCTGGTTCCGGTGCCGATGATTGCTTTTATGTTGCCGCCGCTATCGTAAAACCGGGCTTGCTTGTCCGTTACCGACACCACGAACCGTTCGCCCGAAGCGGCCGTCTGAATGGTTCGGCCGGTCAGTGTCCCGGAGGTTATGTCATCGGCATTGAACTCGCCTCTCACCGTCAAAGCCGTGCCGTTCCATTGCATATATTTGGTGGCGTTGCCGACGTGCAGGTAAGGGGTCCCGCCGTTGTTCCCGATCCAGAAGCCGGCGGTGGTATCGGTGGCGGTTGCCTTGCCGCTGCGGATATGCCCTCCGGACCAGGATATGTTCATCCCGCCGGAGGTAATCCAGTCGGCGGCCAGTGTCGCGGCGGTCAAATTCTGAATGATGGTTTGATCGGTGCCGCCGGCATCCTTGAATTGCTTGAACACGTCCTGGCCGGCGGCGTTGCGGACGGTCAGGCCATAGTAGCCGGTGGACTGCAGGCCAAGGATGATGCGGTCTGCACCACCTTCGCGGACGGTGATCTTGCCGGCGCCGCTGATTTCGACGCCGTTGGTAGCCCCGCCGACGAGGATGGCGGTGGCCGCCTTCATGGTGCCGGTGGTCAAAGACCCCGCGTTGACATTGGCAGTGGCGTTGATGGTGCCGGCGGTAATCGTGCCGAGGTCGGCGGATATTGCCGCCAGGTTGCCGACGTAGATGTCGGAATAGACAACCTTGCTCGGGTCGGAAGTCTTGACGCTGGACCAGGCCGAGGCGTTGCCGGAGGTGTCTACCACGCGGACCTTGACGTGGTGGGTGACGTAGGTGGTTCCCAGGATGTCAAAGACAAACTTGTTGCTCAGGGTGCGGAAGGGCCGGGTGTTTACGTAAGACGTGTTCATTGCATAAACCGGATAGCCGAGGTATTCGGGGTCGGTAATGCTGGCAAAGGTTTTGTACACGCCCCACAGGCTTGGTTGCAGGATCGGGTCTTTTGAAAAAGAGGCGCCGGCAGCCCAGGCGCTCAGTGGGTAATACAAAGAGACTGTCGGGTCGGTATCGCCGTAACCGGACTGGTTTTCGAAGTATGCCCGGTAGATCTCCGGTGCGCCGTTTTCCCCTACCAATATTTCATAGTAGGCGACATCCCGGTCGGTGACGGGAGTCCACTCGACCCATATTGACTTGATCCCGCCGTACACTTTCAGAGACGCGTCGCTGATGCCGCTAGGCGCTGTGGTCTTTTTTGCCGAGGTGGCGGTCAGCACCGAAGACCAGGCGGTGGCGTTGCCCCACTGGTCGAAGGCCATGACCTGGAACTGATAGGAGGAATTCGGGATCAGCCCGGTGATTTTTGCCGCGTTGGTGTTTGCCGGCTGTTCTGTCCAGAAGGTATCGGCGGCCGGTTTGTACCGGACGGTGTAGCCGCCCTTCTGACTGGCCGGGTTGAAGTCGCCGGCAGCGAGGTCGGCGGGGGTCGGGGCGGACCAGGACAGGTTTACATAGGCGGTCTGGGTCTGGGTAAGCTGCTCGATGCCGGAGGCGGCGGATAGCGTGGTCGGCACGTCGGGCGGTACGGTGTCGAGGACCCCCATGTCTGAGACGGTGACGGAGTACTCGTCGCTGTAGTTGAGGGCATCGGTGCCGAAGGTGTCGTGTGCGGCAACGCGAATGTAGTAGGTGCCACCCGGCAGGCCTTCGTTGTCGGACCCCGGCAGCCGGTCGACATACTTGCTGGTTTCCGGCCCCTTGTTGAGCAGGGTGTTTGCCGTGGGCGTAAAGCCGGGGGTGGTGGACAGGTGAATCAGGTATCCACCGCCGGTCGTGACGTCGGGTTCGTTGAGCGGGTCGAAACTGACGCTGAAGGCGTTGAGACCGCCGGTCAGGGTGATGCTGGGTATTTTTGCCGGGGCGGGGTTGGAAACGATGATCCGGGACGGTTCGGACACGTTTCCTCTGCCGTCGTCGGCGATCACGTCGACGATGAACTGTCGGGCCGGGGTGCCGGTGCCGTCGTTGTAGTTGCGCTCGTAGTCGTAGACGTATTCGTTGACAGTCAACGGCGATATTCGGCGGCGAACGGTCTCGTCGGTGTTGCGGACAATGACGGTGTAGAAGACGTTGAGGTCGACGGTGCCGCCGGCTGGTCCGCTGGCTGCACCGGTCTGATACCGGGCCGAATAGCGGTTCCAGGTTATCTTTGCATCGCGGCCGGTGAGGACGGTGTTGTTCCCCTGCCCAAAGAGTTGCAGGCCGGAAACCGGCGGCATGGTGACGGTTGGCACCACGACGACCCCTGGAAGGTCGCGGTCCTGAACTGGCGGCGTTGTCGTACCGGTCGGCGGGGTCTGCACCGGCGGCGCGTAGGTGACTTCGGAGATGCCCTTCGTCGTCTTGGTGACGGCCGGCGCGGAGTCGATGTTCTGTTTCAGTCCGGCGGCGTTGACGGTGATGACGCGGATGTCGTACGCGCTGCCGACGACGACCGGTATCTCTATCCAATGTTTTGCGCCTGGAACAGTAAACGGAACGGGGGACAGTGGGGTAAAGGGGCCGCTGTTGGTGCTGACATAAATCTCGGCGCCGCCGTAGCGGAAGTCGGTCGGCTGGTCAAAGGTGAGGACGATGATGTGATCGACCGGACCGGCGGCGCGTTGGACGACGCACTCGCGGGCCTGGAGGTTCTGAACTGCGGGGAAGAAGTCGAACACCTGGTATGAAGGGAAATTCGGCTCAGCAACATACGTCGTCGGCCCTACTTCGTACAGTTCCAGGGAGAATGTCCCCTTGAGCGGTTCCGGGGTCTTGGAAAGAATCAGAAACTTTTTGCCGGTGGTGTACCCTTCCCAGTTTGCAACGGGGCAGGGCAGCTGCAGGTTGTCTACCTCGACTATTCTGCCGGGAACCATGCCGGACAGACGAGGAGGAAGTCCCTTGACCTTGACCGTGGCACGCGGCTCTCCGAACCAAGCATCGAAGCGGTCGGCAAGTTGTGCAAGGGCTGTCGGCGACATGCCCCATTTATCAAGCCACTCTTTTGTTACCGGGGAACCTTCCCCCCAGATATCCATGACGGCAACCGGCTCCGGCTCTCCAATGTCCCGCGAAAAAACCTTGACGAACACCTTGCCGTAGTCTTCCTGGCTATTGCCGCTTTTCCCGGAGATCAACTGGTGCCAGATGACCGCCTGGGTCGCAAGATTCTTCTGCCCCCCCTCTATCGGTTCGAAAACGTGGTGCACCGCGTCAATATGCCCGGCTGTTTCCCCGCTCAATGCGTCGTCGTAGAGAATTGCCGTCAGGCGGCCGTCAGGCATCGGAATCAAAAAGACCCCGGCAGAAATTCTCAACTCATTAAGCAGTTCCATCGCGTCGGCTTGCTCGTACAGTTCCCGTTTCACCTTCCAGACGGCACCCGAGCGTACGCCATCGCGCAGCTCGGTGAAAGAACTACGATTGATCAGCCGGTCGGGAATACCGAGGAGGTCAGCAATGTCCAGCATGACCTGCATTATGTTGCTATAGGCAACCGTACCATCTTGATTGGTGCCTGTTAGATGGTAGGTAAGACTGCTGACCCTAGTCCCGGTCTCGTCAAAAAAATATGATTCGGCGGGTATTTTCCGGTTGAACTTCTTCAGCACGTCCCAGGTCTTGATGGTGAATTCTTTTTTCTGGGTGTCCGCTGACCAGTCCTGGAAAACCCCGGTAAAGTATGGCTCGAAATCTTCTTCGGCCAGCCCGAGGTATCCGACCTTGCTGATGACGGTCTTGTTCTTCAGGTAGCCGGCGGCGATCATGTCGCTGGTTTTTTTGCGCCAGAACAGGCGACAGCTCAGCTCTCCCACCGTGGACGAATCGAGCAGGTCAACTTTTGATGTGAGGGAAGAAATGCTGTCGGGGACGATATAGGGCTTGGCGCCCTGTACCGGGTAATCTTTATGTGTCGAGTAGTAGTCGAACTGCGAATTGCCGCCGACGACGCGAATAGCCATAAGGCGCGGCGTCTCGATGGTGTTGGACCCGAAGGTGACGTCGAAATCATAGTCTCGGTAGGGGGCGAGGGCGTCGCCGTCGGCAACTGGGCCGAGTTCGACCCAGTCCGTGCCGTTGTCAGAACCCCGAGCCGTATACGAAAGGGAACACCCGGACGGCACGGTGTCGTCAATCTCCAGGTGGCTGTCGATTTCGGGTGTTTCGCCCAGGGTCAGGGTTTTGGTGCGGAGGCTACCAGCGGTGGCGTAGATGGTGGTGTACTGGTAGTCATAGGTGTCAAACCACACTTCGATGAAGTTGTATTCATATTCAGAGTCGATTTCACGTAAATTGACATATGTGGTTTTGATCCGGGCAATATAGGAACCGCGGGGGGCGGTGCCGGTAATGGTATAGATCAGCCACAGGTTGTCGGGATGCTTCGGCACAACATAACTGCCTATATCGTCCCAGGTAACCCCATTATCAGAGGAAACCTGCAACCACATGGTAAATTGCCTGTTAAACCACTCATAAGGGGGCGGGTCTACAACTCGGTTACGGACCCTTCCTGATACAGTGAATACGGTAGCATGCTCGTTGGTTGCAGGCGTTGAGACGGTAACATCCGTATACCCGGTGTTCATATATGCGCCGCCCATTGAGATCTGCGGCGCGGCATAGGTTCCTCTGTACGGCTCATCACCATCCGTGGTGAGGAAGACGGTGTTGCGCTCGTATTCGATATTCAGGTTGCTGGCGCTTTTCGATGCCTGCCAGTCGGTATAGGTATCGGAGCCGACCTTGATGGCGTCGACGCTTTCGATTGCCAGCAATGCTACGGGCTTTCGGTCGGCTTTCTTGGCTGCTTGGATAAAGGCATCTGTCGGCATCAGGCCACCCGCGTCGTGAATGGGATTGGTGCAATACGGCGGGCGCCTTCCTTACTCGGTGCGGCGAACTTGTACTTCTCATCGAGCCAACCAAACCAGCATTCGGGAAGACCGGTGTCGGGCACGTAAAAGAACGGCTGCATCTTGTTCACACAAACATCGGCCCAGCGCTGCAACTTGACGAACTGGGCCGCCGTAGTCTGGCCGAAGTCGAGGGACAGCGGTTTCATGGTCCGCTGATGGTTGCTGCCCAGGTAGTAGCCGGCCTGGCTGATCATGTGGGTGCCGGTGGCCTGGATGACGCTGGGGTCATGGCCGTCGTTCAGGTAGGGAAGTTGATCATAGCGGCAGATGGCAACATGGTGGATCTCGAACGACGCGCCCATGTCGCTGAAAATGAGGCGGCAATACCGCTCGTTCCGTTCGGTAAAGGATCTCCAGGTGGAAACAAAGGTGCCGGTGTTGATCACGGCTGCTGCGGATACTTCGACGCTGGAACCGACAAAGTCGTCAGTCGAAGCGAGCACCTGCAGGGTGACCCCGTTAAGGTACTCACCGAGGATCGCCAGGCAGCCCCACGGAACCGAAACGCCCAGGTCAATGGTCAATGATTTGGGCTCGGAAACGTCCGTCGGTTTCCAGCCGGTATCCTCTACCGGCTCCAGCACGTCGGCGGGGTCGAAACCGGTAGCGGTGTCGGTTGCCGTCACTGCGGCGGTCGGGAGATAGTTGGCGTAGATGAAGGCTGGTTTGTAAATCATGTCTGCCTCGTCAGTTCAGTCTGTAACCGCGGTTGAGGGCGTCCTTGATTCCAGGAACGACGTACTCGTCAACATACTGCTGGCTCATGACGTTGCCGTTGAAAACGACCGTCAACTGTATGGGTGCCTGGTCGGCGGTGCCTACCGGCTGGGTGATGATCGGGCTGCCGGGGCTTCCCCCACCGTATCCTGCAGGGGTGCGGCTGCCGGAAGTGCCGCCCTCGATGGCTGAGGCGCCGGCTTCGCCAAGGGCGCCGGCTGCAATTCCACCTGCGCCCCAGGCTGCGGCCAGTCCAAGTTCGGTGGCAATTGACGTTGCTCCGGTAGCAGCAACAGAGGCCAAGGCGGTTGGTACCGCTCCACCGGCAACAGCAGTCATTGCTGCGGCTGCGGGAATGAAAGCCTGCCCTCCATATGGGTTGAGACTCATTGCCGAAAAGAATGCCGCCCAGGCAATGGATTGCGCTTCAAGAATCCCCAGGTTTGCAACCGCAGCGGTTGTGTCCATAGTTGTGCGCCCGGCTGCAGCAGCGGCATTAAGCACATGCTCTTTAGCTTTGCCAAACATATACTGCTGAAGGCCCTGGGCAATGAACCGAACTGAGGTAGCAAGCATGCGCCTGCCGATCTGGCTCTTCTGCTCTTCTTCAAAGAAAAGCATCTGTAGGCCCATGGTCGTCATTTGTTGAGTAAAATTGATATACGTCTGTGAGTTGTTCCACCAGAGTTCGGCAAGGCGCTGGGCTTTTTCTTCTTCCATCTGCAGCATGCTTACGTTGAATTCGCGGCGGATTCGGTCCTTTTCTGATTCCTCAATATAGGTTTGCTCCAGAGTCCACTGCAGCTTTTCCTGTGCACGGTTCTTTTCAAATTCATACTGCATGGTAAGTGCTTGTTCGTTTTGACCAAGAAACGACAGCCTTTGAGTGGCCGTTTCCGCGTACATTTCCCTCATGCGCATCTGAAGGTCGAATTCCGCTTTCTCCTCCTTCTGCCGGTATGCGTCCGATTCGGCCAGTGACTGAGAGAACCCTCCCTCTGCCGAGCCAGACAGACTGAAAGCCTGGTCTTTGGGTTTCCACGAAAGGAATGTTTCGGACATGCGGCTGTTGAGAAACGACAGGGCCGAGCCTTCGGCAAGGGTGGAAAGGAACTCGCGTTCACCATCTTCCTGCCAGTACCTGCCCATCCATTCTGTAAGCTTTGCGGGGGTCAGTCCTTCTTTTTCAGTTTCTTTGGATTTACTTGCACCTAAATTACCTAAGTTGCTGTTATTGCCTCCGGTGCCGGTGCGACGGGGAGGTGATGATCCCCCGGAATTAAGCCCTGCCTCCCTATCTGCAAGATCCTGAAGCAGTTTTTCATTTTCCTTGTAGTTTTTCAGATAAAGGTTGTTCTGTTCGGCAAGCCATTTTGCCCTTTCATGCATCCATTTGCCGTGCAGCGTAAGATCGCCAAGAGCGAGAGCGGAAGCAACATTTAACGCGTCATGGCCAAGGCGGGTTAAAGAGCCGCCGGCCTTGTCTGCCAGCATGGCCACTCTAACCAGTTCGGCATGAAAGGGGATCATCACTGCCGGGACCTGTTCGAGCCTTTCTGTCAGCGCATTGATGCCGCCTACAAGTCCGCCGTCAGCAGTTCCCGCCCCAACAAGTGCCTCCAGCGCATCGCCGAACGCATTACCCAACGACTTCAACGCCCCACCGAGCGTGTCTTTTGCTGCCGTGGCGGCCCCGCCAAACTCGACTTGCAGTTCTCTCAGAATCATGCCCTGGGCTTCGGCTACCTGGCCCGATTCCACCATCGATTTGATCTGCTCTTTTTGCGACTCGGTGAACATGACGCCGACCCGTTGCAGGGCGGTAAGCCCCTTTATCGGGTCGTTTAGCGCCTTGCCGACCTGGATCGTTGAGGATTTGAGATCCTGGTCCATGGCAATAGACATGTCCTGGATGGACTTGATCGCATCCTTGAAGACGGGGCCGCGGATGTTGGTGAAGGTGAGAAGAAGCGCTTCAGCGGCTATAGTTGCATCGTCGCCAAAGGTCGTGACTTTCTGTAATTCCTTGGCGAGTTCGTCCAGCTCCTGAGAAGTAAGTCCAACGACGCCTCCGGTAGACTTCAGGCGCTGTTCGAGTTGCGCCATGGCGTTCTCGGACTCGATGAACTCGGAGACGGCTTTGGTAGCAAACAGCGTCAGGGTACCGATACCGATACCGATGGCGCCGAGAGCTGTCGTAAGGGAAAGGGCCGAAGTCCGGGCTGTAGCGAGTCCCGTATCGAGCCCGGTCAAACCTTTATTCGCATTGGTCAGGGAACGCTGAAGATCGCTATCGTCCCCCTCAAGCACCAGTCTCGATGTAACTTCGTTATCCCTGGCCATGCCGTTCCTTTCGTACTTTTTCCATCAGGTCGGAAAACCACTGGCTGAGGCGTTCGTTGCGTCTTATTTTTATCGCATCCCGGTACCAGGCCGGTTGCTCCAGCCAACTGCCTGGATAAGGACGGTGTGTCGCTTCGCCGGTTTCCCCGCTGGTGGTTTCTATCACCAGGTCAAGGATCTGCCATGAACGTGCAGAGCAGTAGCTGCGGGGACAAACAAAAAACTTCAGGTTGTCTATCTTGAGGACCTCGTGGTCATGATAGTCAGCCGGTACCAGCCGGTTCCATTCTTCGTCACCGTGCAGGATAGGGTGAAGCAGCCGTTTTACATTGTGGCAATTGCGGGCTGATCTTGTGTCAGAGTCGCACTTTCTGCAATCCCAGTCGTCGCCGTTTCCCCTTGCTGAGATCCAGAGGGAGAAACGGACCGTTGCAAAAAATTTCGCCGCTCCGCTGCCGATAGTTTTTCCCCGGAGGTGATAACGTCCAGGTACCAGATCACCATTTCGGGAGCAGCGTTTTTCAGGAAGTCGTCAAAGTCGGTGATCTGCCGGGGGGTGCCGTCTTCAGCCAGGGTAAAATAGTTATGCAGGGAGACGAACTTTTTACGGGCCAGATCATGATCAAGCTCGGTGCATTTTTCCCGATACTCCTTCGGGTCACACGTGAGGCTGAGCGCTTCCTTTTCGCGGTCGTGCTGCAGTTTTTCCGGGAAGGAGACGCCGCGTGTCCGGAAGTAGATCTGCTCTTCCGGGGGGAGTTGCCGGTTGTACAGCTTGCCGAACAGGCCCGGCGGGGTGATTTCGTGAATTGAATTGATATTGGGGACCAGCATGTAACCTCCGTAAGAATGGGACCGGTGATCAGGGACCGGGACAACCGACCCCTGAAAACCGGTTCTGTATTTGACCGTTCACCGGCAACCGGTACCCGGTCACCGTTTTAAAGAATCAGCTTCAGAAACGCGCAGACGTTGACAGCGGTGTCGACCCGGCTTTCCAGGGTGAACTTTACCTTGTCCTTGCTGCCGTCGTTTTTGCGGTCGACCGGCTCGTTCATCAGCTTCATTTTCGGCAGGTAAAGGGCAAGGTGCCCTTTCTGGCTTTCGCAGCTGGGGAGCACTTCCGGGCCGTCGAGGGTGATCATGACCGGGGCGTACTGGGCGCCGGTAAAGCGGGCGACCCATGCGTCGTAGGATGACCAGCCGGTGGACGGATCCGAAAAGTCGAAGGTGCCTTCGATGGTGATCTTCCACTGGCCGTTACGCTCGGTCTCGCTGGGGCCGTCGTAGCCGTTCATTTTGAAGACGTCGTCGGAGCCCTGCTCCATCTTGATGGTAAGATCGTCGGGCTTGGCTGCCTTCATGGTGCCGGGGACAAAGTCGGTATAGTCGGGGGCGGTGCCGGTAAGGGTGGCGCCGGTGCCGATGTAGAGTTTCGGGACAGAGCGGAATGCCTTCAGCGCGGTGAAGGACATGCCGGCGGTTTCGGTCTGCTCCGGTGCGCCGATCCAGGGGCCGCCCTTGAAGTTCATCTTCAGCATGGCCGCTTCGCCGCCTTTAAACGCAAGCTCCGCGTCGAAGGGGCGGCCGCCAAGGAAACTCTGGCTGTACGTCGTGGAACCTTTGGCGGTGTTCGGGATAAAGGCCAGCGCCTGATCTTCCAGAGATGCGCCTTCGCCGTAGATCTCGGTAATGGTCGAGAATATATAGCGGTTGGCGGCGGCGTTGGGAGCCGACAGGCCTGCCGGAGTTGGCGCCACACCCATCAGAAAGGTGACCAGCTCCACCAGTTCGGCACAGGGGTAAATGCGAGCTTCCAGCGGATAAGACCAGGAAGTCGAGGTGCGATCGTCGGTAACATCACCTTGGGCGGTATCGGCGCCGCGCCATTCCTTGGTCGGCTCTTCCTTGTAATCGGGCTTCGGTTCGAGGGAACCCTGCACCGGGTAAAATATAAACGCTGGCGTCTCGTCCAGGGTGTGGCGCAGGATCTGCTTGCTCAGGGCAAGGAATTGTTTACGGGCCATCGGTAGTCACCTCCTTGGTTTCGGGATTCGGGATTCGGGATTCGGGATTCGTGGGGGCTTTGCGAGTCCCGGTTCCCGAGTCCCGGTTCTCAATGGCAATGCCATTATTGACGTATGCCTGCATGTCGGCGATTTCGTCGGGGTTGATCGATTCCATGGTGTCGGCGGGCTTGACGGTGCGGCCGCTTTTTAGTTCGCGGTATTGGGTGAACGTTATCTTCATCTCGATCCTCCTTTGAGTTTTTCAACGGTGCGCATGGTGCCAAGGCCGATCATACCGCCGAGCAGTACGATGAGGTCGCCCATGGGTATCTCCGGCAGGGGGGGAATGACGCTGACCCGGCCGACGATGATAGCGCCGACTTCGGCGCACCAGGGAAGCATCGGCTTCAGTCCGAAGGTGTAGAACAGGCCCCAGACGCAAACCCAGCCGACGGCCGGGCGCCAGTTGCGGGCGAAAGGGCTGTTGCTGGCGGCTTCGATCTTGTTGATCTCTACCTGGCCGGTCATCTGTGCCGTATCGAAGTCGGCGGCGGCTTTCATGGCGGCGGCTTCCATGGCCGTCAGTTGTTCCTGGAGGCGGGCGCGTTGCTCCGCGTTCAGCGGTTCTTCTCCGGTGATGGCGGTGCGGATGTCCTTTGCCAGGGCGCCGACCCCTTTTGCCATTTCACCGACCCCGCCGGCCAGTATGTTTTCCCAGAATGCCATTACTGCACCTCCGTAATGTGTCCGGCGGGCGGTACCATGCCGGCGGCGATCCATGCCTGAACATCGAAGTCCGGGCAGGTCTTGCCGGCGGCGGTGTTGAATTCGCAGTGTCCCTTAATCGCTGCCCTGGGGAAACGGTTCTTCAGATCGGTGACCAGATCGCCCAGGGCTGCCCACTGGGGATGGGTATAGACACCCTTGCCCACGAGACAGATGTTGATGCTGGTGCTGTTGTAGCCAACCACGGCGGCGGGAACCTCTTCTTCGTCGCGGCCGGAATGGACGGAGCCGTCCAGGTAGATGACATAGTGATAGCCAATGGAGGTAAGGCCCTGATTGAACCGGAGCCGCGCTTCTTCCTTGCGCTGGAAGCCGCGTTGCCGGTGCCACAGGTCGATGTCCTTGACGGTGGTGGGTCGGCCAGTGGGGGTGTCCGATTCGTGGATTACAATGTGCTCAATCTTTCTCATCTGTTCTCTCCGCTTTTTCCGGGTCCCGGTTTCCAAGTCCCGAATCCCGGTCTTCGTCACTGTCTGCGCACGGCAGACCGCAGGGGCAGCATCAAACCGGTTCTTTAGTCAGGTAGCAGCGTTTCTTTGCCATTTTTGTTCTCCTGTACCATGCCCACCAGTTCGAGAAGCCTGTCCACGGCCAGCGGAAGCTTTTCGTGATAGCGGCATTGATGGCCTTGTATTTCCAGCTGTTGGGACCGCAGGATGTTCAGCGCCGGCATGATGCGATCAATCACTTCTCTTGCGGCGATGACTACGGTCTGTGACATTTCTCCTCCCACCACCACGAGCAGTGCCAGCCCTGGCGGAAGTACCAGCGGCAGCTATCAGCAGTGCGGTTTTTGGTCAGTGGTTCGGCGTGCGTTGTGTTCACCTTTTAGTTCGTGCAGTTCGTTAGAGAGTCCGTTGAATTTCTGGTAAAGGTCTTCGAACCTATTGTCCGAACTGTTGATATATCTCTGGAAGGTCCAGACAATGTATCCCAGGGCGCCCACGAGGCAGACCTGCATGAAGTCGACATGTTCAAACCAGGACGGCTCGGTAGGTAGTGCCATATCAGATCTTCCCCTTGTCAGTGGTGTAGTTGACGGTGATATCCAGCTCCCCGGCCTGGATGGTGTCGGCTGTCTGGCTGATGTCTACGCCGTGACCTTCGATGGCGGTGCCGTCGGCGTGGCCGTTCCAGGTGTCGTTCAGGTTGACGCACTTGACAACGTCGCCCAGGATCTCGGTGGCATCGTCGGCGGTGACGTCTGACGTGGTGTGTATGTCGACGCTGACCGGCAGCTGGTGCTCGTCGTCGCTGATGTTGTGGAGGGTCTGCGCTTTGCCGTCGCGAAGGTTGAGGGCGGGGCATTCTTCCGGCAGGAACGGTTCCACTTCGGTGTCGCGCTGGCGGGCGACAGTGACTATGGTGACGCTGTAGCCGTTGGCGGTCTTGATAAGACCGAGGCGGTACAGCATGTCGTCCAGGATGTCTTTGCGTCTGGTTATGGCCATTTTTACTCCGGGATTCGGGACTCGGGAACCGCAAAATCAAGCTTCTTTCAGGCCTGCGACGGTCAGGCCGGCGCCGTCGTCCAGGGGCTTCATAAAGCTGTACGTGGTGCCCGCAATGCTGATGGTCGCCTTGCTGCGGGTGAAGCCTTCCAGGTCGGCGGTGGGCAGCGTTATCTGCGGCTTGTCGGTAATGGTCCCCGTCTGGTCAACGGAGTTCCGGTCAAAGAGGATGACCGTTTCGACACTGGTTTTGCCTGTCTCGCTGATGACGGCGGCAACCCCGTCTATGGTAAAAAGGATGTCGATATCGGACATGGTGTCCACCTTTCAGGCGCTGCGGAAGTGGCAGGAATAGGTTCCTGCCACTGATCGCAATGCCTGATTTGTCAGCGGTTGATAGCTACGCGGGCGGTGGTGGCACTTGATCCTGCGGCTTCGTGGGAGTAGCCGATCTTTGTGTTGCCGCCGGTGACGGCGATGGTGAACCCGTCGCCTGCTACAAAATCAGTGGTACCGTCGGCAATCGTAAATCCGAGATAACCGTTGGTGTAGGCCACAGCAACGGTGGCATCAGCAAGACGGCCGGTAACGGAACCGACTACGGAGAAGGTTCCGGAATTTGCGGCAACAGCCGCTACGGTGACGGTGAATGCATCGCCGGCAGCAAAGTCGGTGCTTCCGTCGGCAATGGTGAAGGTGAGGCCGCCACCGATGTATTCCGCTGCAACGGTGGCGATGCCAAGGTTGATGCCGTCCGGATCTTCGACTATAAAGCCGCCGACGTTGGCGCCGGTCTCGACGCATGTGAGGCGGTATACACCGACTTTTGCGCCCGCGCCTACCGTCGGAGCGGCGGTGATGGTGCCATTTCCAGTGTTGTTTGCCACGGCTGCACCGGCCGCTGTCCCGGCCGTGGGTATCCCGGCCGCGATGCATTTGAGCGTCCATGTTTCACTGATGGCGTTGGCACCGGCCGTAAGGCTGCCCACGGTGCCGTTGCCGGTGTTGCCTTCGATGGCTACGGCTGCGGCTGCGGCGGCGTCTTTATCGCTGGTCACCTTTGCGGCGGTGGCATCCCAGAAGACGTTGTCGACCTGGGCAAAACTTTTGCTTGTTTCTTTGGCAAATTCGTAAACGCCAAAGCCGCCTGCAATCGCTCCTGTGGAGCCGTTTGCGATATCAACACAGGCCACGAATACGCGGCCGTTGATGATAACCGGATCGCCGGAGGCAACGGGACTGCCGGTGTCGTTGGTCCAGGTCATCCGGGTTCCTTCCTGAATAAAGTTCTTCATGACTCGTCTCCTCTAAATGGTAAAATGGTGGAAGAGGCGGCAGCCGTGCCGCCTCCGTTGTGTGCATTACGCGCCGGGATTCTTGTAAAGCCCTTTCCAGCTCATGGCCTTGGCGCCGCAGTCGATGCGGACTTTGAATTCGACGCCATCGACGTTCCATCCCTGCTTGGTGTCGAGGAAAGGGGTCTTGTTGCCGTTCAAGAAAAAGACCTTGACGGTTTTCCCTTTGCGAGCGGCCAAGTACCATGCGGTGGTGGAGCTGTCGTCGAGGCGCGGCTCGTAAATTCGGGTGAAAAAGGCACCGCTGTAAATGTTCTGCAGATTGGGCGATGCCTGGGTGCCGATCACCGGAGTGGTAAAGAACTGCTCGGCGCCAGGCTTCTTGGTGAGCGGGCAGATAAAGAATACGGGTTTGATGTTGAGACGGCGCTTGCCGCCGATATCTTTTTGCAGGCCCATGGCTACTTCTGCAGCGCCAAGGGTATCGACGGAAACTACGGCACCGGAGCCAGCCAGGTTCTTGTGGGTGGCAGTGTGGAAAAGGGCAACGGAGTCACCCATTGCGGCGTTAGCGGTCAGTACGGCATAAACCACGTCACCGACGGTGCGGGTTGCCGCCTCCCCGTGCTCGCGCGGGGTGTCGGTGAGGGCGGCCAGGTCGTCGTTGATTATGGTCTGACGGCTGAGCTTAAACAGTTTGCCGAAGGTGGCTATTTTGTACTGTTCCTGCTGTTCGGAGCGGGCGCCGTATTTGTATTCGTCGTCTTCGCCAATTTCGTCAAGGCTGTCAACCTCGCCGGGCCGAACGGCGGTGTGCGTCTTGAAATCGGAAACCGAGCCTTCCGCAACCCATGCCGGCCAAGTCTCATCCTGGGTTTCCCACCCTTCGAGCAGGCTTTTGTTGGCGACATTGGCGAGCAGCAAGGGGAAGTCGCTGGTGGTGAAAGAACGGCCAATAACATCTAACACATTGCCATAAACCGGCTGGCCCGCCATGCGCAGCGACTCGCGGGCCATTTCGATAAGTGTAAACCCTGCGAGATCGCGAGCACCGAGTTTGATCAGATCTTCGCTTACAGTGCGGCCGGAACGCAGGATAAGCGCGCCCTCGGCTGCGGAACGGAACTTGTCGCGGGCATCGGCGCCCAGTTCCACTTGGCCACGAAAGCCGGTAGGTTCGGGTGCGGTGGCGGTCAAGTGGTCAAAGGCCATCTGGCGGACGTCCTCGACGGTTTTCCGCCCGGTGATGAACTCTTCGGCTTTCTTGTCGTCGAGTCCGGCGCGGAGGCAGATGGCGCGAATGCCCTGGATACGCTCCTGTTCGGCGCGTGCTCCTTCTTCGCGGATCTGATCTTCGGTTTTGGCTGCCGGGGTGGTAGGGTTGGCAGGCTGCGGCGTGGCCGCCCGCACTTCAAGTTTCTCAAGGAAACGCCAGGCTTCCTCCTCTGTCGCGTCCTTCGAGAGGCCACGACTCTCCAGAAATGCTCTCAATTTCTGATCCATTTCATTCTCCTCTTCATGTTGGGTTACGGGAGGCGTGGCCGCCCGGGCTTTCGCCATTTCATCCGCTCCGATGGGGCAGGCGGAACCTTCTTTGACAAACCATTTGCGCACAACCTTGACCGGCCCGGTGAAGGTGCGGCCGTCAATGATGGCGTTTTCTCCTTCCGGCACATAGATGGCGTCTTTCTTGTCGTACCGGTAGCCGACGGAATAGTCGGTGAGGTGGCCTTCAGTCATTTTCAGATAGGGGCCTTCGGCCTCGGGCGCCGTGCTGTAATGAGCACGAGAGTGAAGTTCCGAGCCATTCACCACCAGTTCGCGGCAGGAACCGATGACGGTGGACGTGTCGTAGCGCATATGGGTATCGAGCAGCGGTACCTGTCTGTTGGGTGGAACCTGGCAGCCGGACATGAGTAGGACTTCCAGGACTGGTTCCCAGCGTTCCCAATCGAACACGGTGACCGGCATTTCGGTGGCAAGCACGATCTCAACGGAGCGGGTTGCTTCGTCGAGGGTGGCAGGGGTACCAGTTTCGGTTTTTTTCAGCGGTACTGCCCGGTAATTCATGCCGGATGCTGCCTTCCCGGCGTTGCGTTTTTTGGGCATTGTTTACTCCTCCGAGGTTTCTTCCGTACTTGTGCCGGCTATTTGATCCTGTTCAGCGTCAAAGGCTTCTCCGGATTTCAATGTTATAGGTCTACGGGTTCCGCCATCCTGCACCCAAGCTTCTTTAACCTTGTTCGATAAGGTGGGAAGGCCTGACTGCTTTCTGAAGAATTCTTCGTCTTCTATTTGTGGTGTAAGTGCCCCGGCCCTAACGGCAACACCGTAAGCGTCGGTTTGTTCCTTGATTGAAACAATAGTCTGTGCCCCTGGTGCGGGGGCTGTTTTGTCAGTTCGTGGCTGTTCGGGTGTTCCTTCCTCGTCTCCAGTTTCGGAAGCGCCGACCGCCGCCGGATTATTCGCCATGGCGGTATCGGTGTTGATATCGAAGATAAGGCCACGCTCGCGGGCCATTTCCTGAGCTTCGGCAAGCTCGTCGTACACGTCTTCGAGGTCGCGGCCGCGCCGGGCCACTATCTCCTGGGGTGACTGGAGGCCGGCGGCCATGTCGTCGCGGTTTGCCTTGCTTTCGCGCAATGGGTCAATGGGCTCGCCGCCGGGGGTTATAAAAACGCCCCGCCAGAAGGCACGCTGGTTTTTCCAGTAGCCGGGCAGGATAATCCGGCCTGCCATGACGGACCAGTCAATGACGTCGCGGATAACGGGGCTGGAGAACTGGCGGACCTGACGGTTCTGCTGCGGCAAGAAGATCCTGCGGGTGTCGAGACGCTCGCCGCGCAGGGTGGTGTAGTTGTACTCGCCGTAATTGCCGGTCAGGATGGAGAAGGGAACGCCGGTGGCGACGGACAGCATGTGCAGCACGAACTTGGTAAAGGGGTCGAAGGACTGGGCGATACTGTCGTTTTTGGCAAAATTGATTTTCTCACCGGGGCGCAGGTACTCGATAATGGCGTTTTCCAGGTGTTCAAGCTTCTTGCCGGTATCGGCCCCGGTTCCTGCCTGGGTGCGAAGGTTTTGAAAGCCGGCGGCGTCTACGGTTTCGACAATGGCGAGGTATTTGGCGGCCAGCTTGGCGGTGTCGATGGTCGCATCGATGTAGTCCCCCAGGTCGTGGGCGATCATGACGGCGGTGACGAAATCGGAGACGCCATGCAGTTGGCCGGGGCGCAGGGTTTCGAAGCCGTTGATAACGTATTCGGCAGGGACGCGGATGGTCCTGGTGGACGCGGTGAGCGAATAGCCGCCGTACCCGGTCGGAACGGCGAAGTGATAGGCGACGATCCGGCCGGTGTGGGGGTTGAATTCCTTGCCCTGGTCGATTTCGTTGCCGGCGGCAAGTTGCGAAAAACTGGACGATAGCCAGTCGATTTCGTAGGGCATCAGCGAGTAGGGAATGAAGCGCTTCTTGTCCTTGAGGATGGTTTTGACAAACAGGAACTCGCCGCTTTCCGCATCCTGCCGCTTGGCAAGCCGTTCCATTTCGTTGTAGTGCATCCGGCCCGATGCGTCGGCTTCTTCCATCCACCAGGAGATGGCGTCTTCGATGCTCTGGCAGGCCTGGCGGTCAAATTTCTTTTCCTTGCTGCCCGGTTTCCAGGCGGGATTCAGCACCCGCGACTGAAACGGCATGCCGTCGCCGACGGTAAGGTCGACCAGAATGTCGGCGGCGCGGTCGAAGTAGGGAAAATCACGGATTAGCTGGCGAATTCGGGCGCGAAGCATCGGCGCCGAGGTGCGAATGATGGTGTTGACATCCTGGTTGGCGGGGATCCAGTCGCCGGTGAGGCGGGTGACCTTGGCGGCGGCATACTGGCGCTCTTTGCGGCTGCCACTGGTAAGCAGGCTCGACGGGGCAAAGAGACCGGAGCGGCGTGTTATTGCCATCGACCACCTCCGTTTTTGGCAAAGGTGCGGCCCACGGCGGCGCCGCTTTCCATATCGGCCAGCGGTTTGACCTCTTTTATGGCTTTAAGAATCTTGTCGGGGTCCTGGAAGGTAAAACTGCGGACGGTGGTGCCGGTGTTGATTTGGTATTGTGCGGTCTGAATGCGGTTGGCGACAAAGTCGGCGTAGGCGTTCAGCAACGCTGTATAGAGTGCCGACCATGTTGTGAAAACTACGGGTGTCGCCATGAAAAAACCGCCCTTTTTTCGATAATGTCGAAATTATAAGGGCGGTTTTTTGGGATTTTGGGATTTGAGGCTATTTGCGGGTATTTATGCCTTATTTGCGGTCATTTGGGGTTATTTGCGGTCATTTTAGGTTGACAGGGTTTTTTAAGGCGGGAAGGACGGCCCAATTTTGGACCGTCCTGACCAGTTTTTTCAGTGCTGCAGAGGGTCTTTCGCCTCTGCAAGTGCAATATTTGCGTAACAGCGGGGACGGTGCCCACCAGCGGAGGGGCCGCGTGCATCCTCAATAAACGGCAAAAGCAGCCTGAGACTGCGGCCAAAGTTGTTCATGGGCATGGGAAGAATGCCTTCTTTCGCACAATATTCCCGGTAGGCTGCATATACGGCGGCGGTTTCCACCCGTGCGCCGGCAGATTCTTTGATGCGTTCCTTGCTGAAGGCCAAAACTGAAGCGTGGGGGTTGCCGAGGCCGACCGTGGGCATCTCCGCCAAGATATCATCCATCGGCACTCCGGCGAGACGCTCAAGAATCGTGATGCTGGTGCGGGTGGGGTGCATAACAATCTTGGTAAGGTCGAGAGTGTAGCGGATATCGAGGCCGTGAGGATTGGTAATGCCGCGGGTGTGGGCCATGTTGACGTTGACGCTCCTGCTGTTCTCGAAAAATACCTGTTCACGTGATAGTTCAAAGAAAGCTCGCACCAGAGACTTTTTGAATTTTCGAATGATAGGAGTGTTTTTCATGTAGGTCAAAAGTAAAGTGGCTTGTTGTTCATTAAGAAGGGCGTATTCGGTTGACTTTGCAAACCCTCCCTGGGGAAGAGGCTTACCCTTCGCGATTTCAAATCGCAAAGGGCCAAATTCTTCCAAATCTGAAGTATATTTTCTGACCAGATTTATAACACTAGCATGTTCATTTTGGGTGCCCTCGGCAATAATCAGCGTATTTGTTAGGGCTTCCCCTTTCTCAAAAGTTACAAGTTGATCCATTTTATCCTCCTTAGTCTTTAACTCGGCGCAATTTTGCGCCCAGTAGAAGAAAACTAGGGGGGGTCGGCGCAATTTTGCGCCGACCCCTTAGTGTAAAAGCCCGCTGAATTGATATCCGACCTTCCTTTCAGCGATGTTCGGCTGTTTTATGATCACCAACAGCGGCGCACCTGGATCAGATTCGAACTCCGAAATATTGACCACCATCGAGTAGGTTGTACTTCCCTTTTGGACCGTCACGGTATGGTCCATCTCGCGCAGCCGTGCCATGGGAAAACCGCCCGCAAGCTTCGCCATTATCATGTCCTGAAATGCCGTCATAAACTCATCCTGTGAGGGAAAGCCTACCGGCGAATCCTGAACTTCTTCAAACATTTCATGCCTGCTCATGCCACACCTCCGGACACCAAGCTGCGGGTTACGGTCTTCGACAATTTCGGTACAAACAACAGGAAGATTGCCAGCACCTTGGCCCCGGTGTCAACGTTTAAGCCCATGATCCGCTCGGCGGTCTGCAATTTGGCTTCCATATTCCGGCCTTTCATGCGCCACCTCCCGCTGTGTTTCTGTGGTACCTGCCCCACTGTGCCGGGAAAAGGATGAAACAGAAGGCCGCAAAAATAAGTGCCTCATCCATTCCGCTGGTCATCAGCAGCTCCATCTTTTTGATTTTCTCTTCCGCTGTCTTGGCTTTCCCTTTCTTCATGATGCACCTCCTTTGACTTTGGATTTTGAGCACAAAAAAAGCGTGCCCTGGACTATCCACGGGTCAAAAGAGCCGCCGCCCGCCTTACGGTTAGGGCGCATCCAGGGCACGCTTGGTGAAAGCAATGCCGGTTTCAAAGACTATGCGTTCGGTGTCTTTGAAACGAATGTGCCGCTTGTAGGGAGCGGCGCCCCTTCTGACTTTGGATGCAGCAACTATAGCCAAACTCATAAGGGGTTGTAAAGAAAAAGTTACTCTGTGACATTACGCGACCATTCCTCTATTTTTGTACGTGACCCCACCCAGTAGCCCGACTGGCTGGTTTTCTTGATCGGAAGCCCCAGTTCGCGGTGCCATTTCAGGGCGGTGGCTTCGCTGATCCCATTCAGAAACTGGCAGATCGCCTTCATTCCGATCAATAAATTGTTCAACTTTTCAGCCATCTACCACCTCCGCGATTTCTGTTGTCTTGGTTCAGGTCTTTTCGTCTCTCTATCTTCTGTAACTTCGTGTTCCGGTTTCTCGTCGCCGATGAAAAGCAGGTCGGCAACGGCATAGCGGTACACGCCGATGTCCCAGTGATGGTTTGGCAGCCGCTTCGGGTTGTCCCAGAGGCCGCGTTCGTCCTGGACTTCGGCGCACATCTGCTTTGCGTAGTCGTTCCAGCGGTTGTAGCTCTCTTCCTGCAGGGAATGGGGGCCGGTCCAGGCTTCCATTTCTTCGACGGTGAAGCCGTTGTGCAGGTGGATCGCGCCGGGGTTGCCGGGGTCTATCTGCAGCTTGCGGGCGAGTTTGTTCTTGTAATAGGTCGTGTCAAGGGTATAGAGCACGAGGCCGCCGGGAATGGCTACCTTCTGCCCCTCACGGCCGGGGAAGTAGTCGAGTCGGGTCCAGTTGACGGGGGTGGTTTGGCGCTGTTTGCCCTTCAGCGGGTGCCAGAAGCTGTCTTCTATACAGAAGCTGTATATCTCGTCGGTTCGGCTATGCTTCGGGTTCTTGGGGGACGTGCCGCCGCCGGAATCGATGAAGCCGGCGCGGCATTTGTACAGTCTGCCGTCGGCATCGTACCAGTCGCGGGAGGCGATCCGCTTCAGGTGGTCTTCGTCCTCGACATAGCCGTGATCGATGATCGAGCATGTAAGCTCGCGACCCCAGCCGAAGGCGAGGACTTCGTAATGGGCGCCGATCTTCTGGGCGTCGGCACAAATTATTAGGCTGTTGGCGTTGCGCGGCACTATGTGGCGCGGCATGGACATGTCTATCAGCCGGAGAATGCTGTCTTCTTTGCGCTGTTTTTTGTCCGGCACATAGGGTTCGGCGTCGTAGTCGTTTGCCAGGTCGATGGCGGCGGCGGTGTCGGTCTTGGCTTCTATTTCCTTTTTGGCGATTTCCGACAGGGATATGTCCATAACGGCGCAACCGGACAGGTGATAGCCTATGCTGACGGAGTAGGGGACGTCGTGTCCTTTGACAATGATCCATTCGCCACAGCGGGTGGCGAAGTTGCGCTTGGTGTCGGTCCACTTGCTTTCACAGTTGGGGCATTCGTAGCGGGCAAGCTTCCCCTGGATGATCTCGGCCGGGGTCTTGTCCTTGGGGTAGCGCAGGTTTTTGCGGTGCATGACGTGGCCGACGCCACAGTCGGGACAGTAAACCTGCCAGTGCTTGATGACGGCGGAGCCGTTGAGGAAACGCCAGATCGGTCCGGTTTCGACGGTGGGTGTGGAACTGCGATATATCTTGTAGGTGTGGCGGAAGGTACGCTTGCGTTTCTCGCCGAGGTTGAAAGGGTCGGTCTCCTTGCCGACGAAATCCGGGTATTTGTCGGTTTCGTCGAAAAAAAGGTATTTGACCGGCTTCCCGGCGAGCTTGGCGGCGCTGCGGGGCCAGGCGGTGTAAATGACGGCGCCGTGGTTGCCCTTGACGTGAAATTTGCTGGTGTCGTCAGGGTTGTCTGACAGGTGCCGGGCCAGCTCGGGAGAGTTCTGCAGCATGGGAATGAGCCGGTCTTCCATGACTTCTTTGACTTCGCCACGGTCCGGCATGATCATCATCATCTCGGCGGGGGCGTTCTTCCAGGCCCAGCCGGCGCAGGTGTGAGCGGTGATGGTTTTCATGGCCTGGGGTGGGGCGCAGACGTTGATTTCGCGCACGTGGGGCAGTTGCCAGGAGTCCATGACGTCGACGCCGTAGGGGTTCAGCTCATTCCGGTACCGGCCCACATGCGCACCCCTGGGGACGTGGATGTTGTTTTCCGCCCATTCGGAGATCTTCAGGTCTTCCTCGGCGCGGAAGACGTCGCGCTCGGCCGCTGAAAAGCGGAAGGGGAAGAACATGGATGGCTGCGTTATGTTGGCGGCGGGGGCTTGCATTATTCTTCCTCAAGGTCCTCTTCCATCTCTTCCAGGATCGACGCCAGCGGCGCTTGAAACTGCAGGGGCTGGGAGTAGCGGTCCATCCATTTCTTTTTTTCTTTCAGGAAGGCCGCAATCATTTCCGGTACCAGCCGTGTCTTGAGTTCGATGATGTAATCGGCGACTTCCGGTGGGGCGGCTTTGGCATCTAAAACTTGTTCTACTACCTCGGGTAGTTGGCTATGCCCGAACAGGTCCAGATCGGAACAAATGAAGGCGGCACGGGCGGCCAGCTGCTGGTCTACCCTGCTGCGAAGGATGAGTTTGCCGGTCTCTACCTTGTTGCGGCGCCGTTCGCGCTGAATCTTTTCGTCGAGAAGCTCGTTTTCCTTCTGCTGCTTTATCTTGGCAAGTCCGCCTTCGGTATCGTCGGAACCGTCCAGCTTCGGCAGAAACCGGTTGGCGTAGTCTTCAGCATCTTTGGCAAGGTATGAGCCGTCCGGCTGTTTGATGATGAGGCGTTTGTCTTCATAGAGCTTCCGTTCGCTGACTTTGTACTTCTTTTCTTCGGTGAGGTAGGCGTGAACGTCCGGGATATTCTTCAACCGCCGCTCGCCCGGATGCGCCTCCGCCGATTTGGCCGCCTGGAAGTCGCGCACAGCTTTCTCTGCAGCCTCAAGGTTTTTGAGGTTGGCGGCAGTGGCACTTTTCTTCACGGCTCGCAGGGCCTTGGCTCTGGCGTCGGTAAGGATCTGCTCAGTGTCCAGAGCTATGTCGCGGGCGGGGGTGGGCATGTTATCGCGCTGTCTCCGGGAACTGCCGCCACCATGCGGAGTCGATCATGGATGTTGCCTTGATTTTTCTCATAACACCTTGACAAGTGCGGTCAAACACGGGCCAGTAACGCCCGTTGGTATGGTTTACGCTGCCTTCAACGACTTCCAGTATGCTTGGCGCCCACTCTCCCCACTGTTTAAAGAAAAAAGGAATATTGTTCGAAACGCACTCGTCGCGAAGGTGACGAACCCAGCTGACAGACATTGCTGATGCCTTAGAGCCGGTACCTCCGCCGCAAATGACCCAGTCTATCCGGTCCATCGTGGTGCCGGCTTCTTTACAGACCGGGCAGGGGGTGTTGAAATTGTCGTCGTAATGGCCTTTGCCGTGACAGTGGATGCAATCGAAGCGAATCGGGCCGGTGAGTGGCTCAAAACTGATGAAGCGGTGGGCTACGTTAGCGTAGTAGAGGTCCCACCAGCGCTTGAAGGTGAACTGGTTTTCAATGGTGACACCGACCCACAGATTATCTATTTCATGGGCAGGGGTCACTTCCTGAAAGAAATTCTCCATCCTGGCGGAGAATTTTGTAAGGATCTGGTATGTCAGGTGAGGTGTGGAAGCGATAACCTCTATCACCTGGCGGATAAAGTCGTCCGGGATGGCAGGATCGAACAGATCGCCCATGCTGTTGACGAAAACGCGGCACGGTTTCCGCCAGTGAAGCGGCTTGGATAGCTCTGCCGGGTGGCACGCGGGGGCAAACCCTCCGGAGTACTTCGCTTGTCCTATTCTTTTAAGCCGGTGCGCCATTTTTCTTGCATAACAGTAGGAGCAACCTTTGGTGCAGCCGGTCGTCGGGTTCCAGACCTTGTCGGTCCAATCTATTGATGTGTTTGCCATCGAACTCTCCTAAAGCCTCATTGGCATGATAACGGCGAAGGGCTCTTCTTCGCAGGTGGGGGTGATCTTGATCGGGCTCAGTTCGTCTTTTGGCAGGTGGATCTGAACGATGCCGCAATCCATGGAGGTAAGCGCTTGGTTGATGTAGTTGGCGTTGAGCCTGAATTCGCGGGGATCGACGCCGACTACGGCGGTTACCCGATCTGAAGCTTCGCCGAGTTCGGGGTTGGTGGCCCGGAAGTTGATGCCACCTTCGGCTATGTCCCAGGTTGTGCCGCGGTGATTGTCCGCGGACAGGAGGCTGACGCGGTCGAGGGCGTCTATAAGCGGGCTGCGCTTGGTTTCAATGGTGCCGGCGATGTTGGCAGGGACGATGGCCCGCCAGTTTGGGAATTCACCGTCAACAAGGCGCAAAAATAAGGTTTCATATTCGGTGGTGATGGACAGATTGTTGCCGGCGATGGTGATAACAAGGATGCCTTCGGTGCGTAGTTTTTTCAGTTCGCCGACTCCTTTGCGGGAGACAATGCAACCGCGCAGCAGGTCTTTCGGTACCGGCCGGGGCTCGCCCGGCAGGGCACTGCTGTCACAGGCAAGGCGGTGACCGTCGGTGGCGGCGGCGATGAGCCGGGGTGAAAGGTTTTCTTCTTCGCGGGTCTGTACCTGGAGGAGGACGCCGCAGAGGTGGTACATCTTTTCGTCCTTGGACATACAGTAATCGACGTGGCCAAGCAGCCGGAGGATCGCGGAGGCGTCGAGGTCGAAGGTGTCGCCGTTAACCGGGGGCATGGCGGGGAATTCATCGGCGGCGATCCCGGCCAGGGTGGAAAAGTAGGTGCCGCCGGTTATGTTGACGCGGCAGTTGTCTTCGCACAGTTCGAGGGTGACGTTGTCGGTGGGGATGTGGGCTATGATCTCGTGCAATTTTTTGGCGGGCAGGGTGATCTTGCCCGCTTTTTCGATCACGGCGCCTTCGACCATGGTGGTGTAGCCGACCTCCAGGTCGGTGGCGGACAGGTGCAGCGCCTTGGGCCACGCATGCAGAAGGACGTTGGAGAGAATGGCCATGGTGTTGCGGCCTGAACAGATGCCCTGGACGCGGGACAAGGTAGAAGCGAGGGTGGTTTTGGGGATGGTAAGTTTCATTTAGATGCCTCCAGTCAGGACCTTAAACTTGCTGCGCCAGGTGCGGACCGTCTCCGAAGAGCACCGCATGATCTCGGCGATCTTCCGATCGGTCAGGTCAAGTTGAATAAATAGAGCGAGAAGAACTATCTCCCGCTGGTCAAACTCTGACTTGT